CCTTTTTTAAACAAATACAACTTTCTTAATTGTCCTGCCAGAGAATTGGATGTGATACCTGGCAAAATATCTTGTGGTACTTTGTAGTTATCTGGCATTTCTTTAATTAACCATTCACAATTAGGATGAAAAGTTAATTGTAATACATCAACCAAAGTTTGAGAAAGATTCTTCTCAATTATTGCCATCTTATCTTTTTTGGTTGACGCTTCTTCAAATTCATCAAATACTTCAAATATATTTTTCATTAAAATTCCTCGATTACATCCATTAAATTTTTCAGTTTGTGTTCAATAAAATAATTCAACAACTTATTCCGTTTTGCGGGAACTGTTTCTTCATAAGTATTTATAATCTTTTCTTTTATCTCAACCGGAATAAAAGATAGGTCAATTAATGTGGCATTCCTCATATAATTGGCTTTTACAGATTCGTTTTGGTCGGTCCAAGCTTCCTGTAACATTTTATCCAAAACACTTTTGGTGATAGGTTTCTGACGCAAATCACGAACAAAACAATCACCAGGTGAAAACACATTAGGAATACCATCACCTTTATCACCACGAATAATCTTTTCTTTTAACTCCATGATTGGATTCTCAGACACCACATATTTCTTTTGTGATGGATTATACTGTTTAACATTAGGATAGTTTTGTAGTTGTAGGAAGTCACCATCACTTGATAGGATCAAAATCTTTTCGTGTGCTGAGTGCCTTGGTACTAGTGTGCCAATAATATCGTCTGCTTCGGCACCCTCAACATCAATTACCTTGTATGGGAAGTTTTCTTTGAGTTCTGCTTTGAATTTGGCAAGCATATCAAAAATTAAATGCCAGTCTAAATCAGACTTATCACGGTTCTTTTTACGATTTGCTTTGTAGAATGGAAAATATTCTTTACGCCAATATTTACGGTTATCACAACACAATACCACTTCACCATATTCATTCTTAAAATTCTTAACATGGTTACGAATGATATTTAAAATCATGTGGCGAATCAGACTTTCATCTAATTTGCCTTTATGATTGGAAATCTGTGCCATAAGACCGGCAAGTAATACTTGGTTTAAATCAACGAGAATCATAATAAACTTTCAATAGTTTCAATAGAGGTCTATTGTATCACAAACCTTGAAGTTTGGCAAATACTGTTTCTATAAAGTTGTTTGAAGTGGTAGTTTTGCGGGCCACAACACCATACCATTGTTTTGGTATTAGTCCGGAGATATATTCCAATGGGTCAATAAAAATAGCATCAAATCGGTCAACACCATAGATACCTTCCACATCATTATCTTCTTTAAATATAATAACATGATAAGCATTACCCATTTCTGAATTACCTAAATTTTGACCTGGATTTTTATAAGTTGCCGATTCTATATGAATCTGGTTTTTCTTATCACCAGGCAAAAATAAGATAGCATCATGTTCTTCGCCTTTTAACTCTTTGAGAAAGTCTAACATTTTATTCCTTTAAGGTGTGATTTTCTCACTCTTACCATAATCCAAGTATTGTAATAATCATTTGATTCTAGAGCACCACGAACAAATTGCTCTTTTGCTTCCAAATAACCACAATCACCTTTAGAAAGGCAAAGATGTAATATTTCACGTTTAAATTTATCGTGACCTAATGATAACACATCTTTGCTGAGTTCGGCACTACTTCCATAGTAAGTTTGCCAATCACTTGATACCTTAATTTTTTTTCTTTTACCTTTGACCTGTTTGGTTTTGGCAGAATAAAAGAATTTCTTGCCTATGTATTTTCTACCATTCGTCAGATTGGTTATCTGATACACGAACCCATAATTATCACCAATCAAGTCTTCCGTAAAATCTTTACTGTTATATTGCCAGTTTATTCCCATTCCTCGTCATCCAATTCATCATCATCGTCCTCTATATAGTCCTCTGATAATTCTTGGATTTGTTCACCACAGAATGGGCAATGTTCTGGTAAATCTTGCGATACGAGTTCTTCCATAAATGCTATGCTATAAGTCGATTCACAACTTAAGCATTCTCCTGTTAATTGTTTCTGAGTCATTAAAAATCCTTAATGAGCCCAAACATCACTCCAATCTCCAGACAAAGCACCTTTTGCATAATCGGTTGCTCTGTTCTCAAAGAAGTTTGTGTGAGTTGGTGCGTTAATCATTTCCTCTACCCAAGGTAAAGGATTTCTTTTCACTTTAAACTGACCTTTGAGTCCTAGAGAAATCAATCTACGGTCTGCAATATAACGAATATACTTCTTAACATCTTCTGGTGTTAAATCTTGCATTGGTCCCATTTGGAATGCCAAGTCAATAAATTTATCTTCCAATTCTACCATGCGTTCAGCAATAGTATATAACTTACCTTTCAATTCATCGTTCCAAATTTCACGATTTTCTTCTATATATGTTCTAAACAGTTTAACCATGTTTTCTGTATGTTGAGTTTCATCAACAATAGACCAAGTTACAATCTGTCCCATGCCTTTCATTTTGCCATGTCGTGGAAAATTAAGTAACATAATAAAAGAGCTAAACAACTGCATACCTTCGGTAAATGCCGAGAATACAGCAATGTGAGTTGCAGTGTTCTCTTTAGTAGTATTCTTTGCAGAGATGTCCATAACATAGTCGTGTTTCTCTTTCATTTCAGCATAAGCCATAAATTCGTTATAAGTTGTATCTGGAAGACCGAGAGTTTCAATCAAATGTGAATAAGCAGCAATGTGTAAGGCTTCACGAGCAGCAAATCCTAATAACATCATGCGTATTTCGGGTTGTGGGAAATAAGGTAGATAATTATTAACATAACCACCAGCAACGTCAATATCTCCTTGGGTGAAGAATCTAAAAATGTGGGTGAGAAATTGCTTTTCTTCTTTGGTGAGTTTTTTCTTCCAATCTTTAACATCTTCCAACATTGGAACTTCGGTATGTAACCAATGAGATTGCTCATGCTTAAGCCATGCATCATAAGCCCAAGCATAATTAAAAGGTTTAAAATATGTACGCTCATCGGTGAGCCTCGTTTCTGTTTTTTTAATCATTATTCTCTCTATACATTAAATGAGGAACCACAACCGCAGGTACCTTTGACTTCAGGATTTGTTATAACAAATTGTGAATTAAATTTTTCTTCTTTATAATCTAAAGTAGCTTCCATTAAGTATTGTGCCGACATTGAATCGACAAACACTTTAACATCATCCTTCATAATCACAAAATCATCTTCTTCTTGATTTTCATCGAAACTAAATTCATATTGGAATCCCGAACATCCGCCACCCTTTACGGACATCCTCAATGCCATATTAGGATTCTTTTCTTCCACAATCAAATCTTTTATTTTATTAAATGCATTATCGGTTACTTTAACCATTTTATACCTTACATGAACATTTAAGTTCGTAATCTTTTATTGCAGCTTTAATAGCATCTTCCGCAAGGATCGAACAATGAATCTTAACCGGCGGGAGTGCGAGTTCCTCTGCAATTTCAGCATTCTTAATTGATCCAGCTTGTTCCAGCGTTTTACCCTTGACCCACTCCGTGACGAGTGAACTTGAAGCAATCGCCGACCCACAACCATATGTTTTAAATTTAGCATCTACAATTATTCCGTCTTCCACTTTAATTTGTAGTTTCATTACATCACCACACGCTGGTGCACCAACCATTCCCGTTCCAACAGAATCGTCATTTGAATCCATTTTGCCTACGTTTCTAGGATTCTCATAGTGGTCAATTACTTTATCTGAATATGCCATTTAACCCTCACAAGCAATACAATCGTTACCTTGAGCAATCTGAGTCATATCTAGCTCTTTGATAACTTCTCTTTCTATCTTCTTGGCAACCTTATCAGCTTTACCAATTTTTTCTGAACGGCAATAATATAAAGTTTTCAATCCTTTTTTCCATGCCATAAAATGAATAGCGTGAATATATTTAATATGCGCATCGGGTCTAAAGAATAGATTTAATGATTGCGCTTGGTCAATATACGCTTGACGATCTGCAGCAAGGTCGATAACCCACCTTTGGTCAATTTCCATTGAGGTTTTGAAAATATCACGTTCTGCTTCAGAGAGTATATCAAGATGCTGGCAGGAACCATCATTAGCAATAATAGAACTCCAAGCATCAGCGTAAGCTTGTTCATCTGTTATTTTCTCCTTTAAAATTTTATCTAACCATTTATTTTTATTTAAGTGAGAACCCGAAAGAGTATCCTGCCGATAAGCGTTGGCACGATAAGGTTCAATAGAAGGAGAAGTATTCCCCATGATAATGGAAGAAGAAGCATTGGGAGCAATAGCCATAAGGTGACTAAACCTACGACCAGTACCGGCTGCATCAGGAGCTTCACCTCTTTCGGAACCAAGTTGAATATTTGCTTCATCTAGTCCTCGTCTGATTGATTTAAAAATTCTGTTATTTGCAACTTTCGCCATAACACCCTCAAAAGCAATATTATTCCTTTGGAGATAAGCATGGAAACCAAGAGCGCCAATACCAATTGACCGTTCTCGTTGCGCTGAATACTTTGCTCTACTGATGGCATCAGGTGCATTAGTAATAAAATAATCCAATACGTTATCAAGCATCTCAGCAACGTCTTTAAGAAAAAGTTTATCATTTTTCCAATCATCATATGTTTCAAGATTTAATGAAGATAAACAACATACCGCAGTTCTTTCTTCATTTGTGGGTAAAATAATTTCGGAACACAAATTTGATTGATGTACTTTTAGATTTTTATCTTTCAACCATTTTGGTAATTCACGATTACTCGTATCAATAAAATGAATATATGGTTCACCTGTATGCATACGAAATTCTAAAATTTGTTGCCATAAATGTCTGGCTGATACAACCTCACGAACTTCACCTGTATGCGGATCTTTTAACTCCCAATTATCTGAAGCTTCAGCGTCCAACATGCAATTTTCAATGAGTTGCATGAAGTCATCTGTTATATTAATACCGTGATGTAGATTCAAGCAACGCACATTGGGGTCACCTGTTGGTTTTCTCATCTCAAGGAAGGGAATAATATCAGGATGAGATATATCAAGATAAGCAGCGTAACTGCCCCTACGGGTACGACCTTGACGATAAGCCAAGCTAGAGGCATCATAGATTTTGAGGTGCGGCATAACGCCAGTCGATTTATCGTCTGCCGAACGAATACCAAAGCCAATGCCAACACCGCCACCAAGCATACTAAGCCAATTAGTTTCTGAAAGATTATCAACTAGACCCTCCGCAGTATCTTCAATATAATTAAGGAAACATGATATAGGCATGCCACGCTTAGAACGGCCAAAACTGAGAATGGGAGTAGAATAAGATAACCAATGTTTACTGCTGTACTCATATAGTCTTTGTGCATGTTCTTTATTACTCCCAAAAGCTTTTGATACGAATGCAAATCTGTGTTGTGGTGATGTTTCATCATCTTTCATGTACGATTCTTGTAATCGTTTTACTCCTAGTTCATCAAAAAGTTTATCTCGTTCTAAATCAATGGTTAATCCTAGATATTCCATATTCACCTTGTTATTGTTATTGTTGAAATTAAAAAATTATAATATAAAATGCTAAACTTTTTTCCAGTTCACAAACTCCATCTTTGCTCTTAAATTTACAGCTGTATGTTTATCTATAAAGTCTTGGATTTCATCTGGTGAGAATCCACTTAAAATCATTTCATTGATATCTTTTTCTTCGATAAACTCTGGCCAAATAACCACATTAAAATGATTGTCTATCGCATGTTCCATCTTCTTAACAATTTCTTTGTTACGAGGCTCATTGTCGAACACCAACACCACCTTGGACTTGTCCAATACATCGGTGATTGATTCCAAATTAGAGTCTGCTGTTGCTACTGCATTCTCCACAAACATTGAATCAATAGGACCTTCAAACACATATACTAATTTATCCTCGTCTATCCGGTCAAGCCCAAAAACTTTTTTATTATCTTCGTGTGTTTTTATCGTAATGTAACGGAGCGAGGATTCACCCAAAGCCCGTGCTTGAACGGCAACAAGGTTCTTTTGTTTATCATAGAATGGTATAACGAGCCTTTGGTCATTTTGTTTAAGGCCGTCTTGCACAATACCAAGTTCTTGAATGAATTGACGGAAATCTGGCGCAAAGTATAATTGCGAATAAAATTGCTCGGGTATTTTTCTCGACCGTACATATGTTTTAGCAAAATGTTCTTCTGGT